ATTAGCGGCACTTTGGAATACGAAGGCTGACCAACAATTAGTGAGTGCACGCACTTTGGATTCACAGTCTCAGCCAAGTCCTGTGATAGATAAGAACCCAATTTTTAGAGCACACTTTGTAAACGCATGACAGTATTAATAGTACAAAATGATTTTACCCATGGCGAATTCGATCCGAAATTGATCTCTCGTTTTAATATTGCATTATATAATAAAGCAGCAAAAAAATTACGCAATGTCATGGTTATCACGCAAGGGGGTGCTAAACGACGCGCAGGCACAATTTTTAATGCGGAAATTACGGGTGTAACGGCTGATCAATTTAAACTCGTTGAATTTGAACTTACCGAAGATATTTCTTATTTATTTGTCTTTACCAATAATAATGTTGCGGTTTACAAAGCAGGTGTTTTTCAAGTCAATATCGTCACGACATGGCCTGGTGCAGATATTCGTGCACTTAAAGTTGCCCAGACTGAAAATTTAATGATTGTTTCCCATGTTGATCACGAACCGCGTGAAATTAAAAATTTAGGAACAGATACCACTTGGTCACTTGCGGATGTTGCTTTTAAATTCTTGCCAGCGCATGATTTTACCAAAGATTATTTTACCTCAACATTTACACTATCACCTCAATCGATCGGTAAAAATCGGGATTTAGACGTGACCGGAGGGCCATTCACCTTTACAGGTGCTAATGTCAATTATGTCGGAGGGGTCTTTATCGCAGCCGGTAACTCAATTACTGATCCTATTGGTTTTGCTCGTATTACCAGTATTTCAAGTGCAACAAAAGCAAAAGTGCAGATTGTTTCTACATTTGCAGGTTCGCTGGGAAGTGATACCGATGGCAAAGAAGTTGTGTTAGGCGAACAGGCATGGTCGACAAATACGAGTCCGACTATCAGTCGTGGATGGCCAAATGCTGTCACATTCTATCAAGATCGATTGTTTTTTGGTGGTTCTAAATCGTTGACGCAAACCCTCTTTGGATCAAAGATTGGTGATTTTGCTAATTTTGAAATTTCAACCGGTTTAGATGATGATGCGATTATAGAAGAAATGGCAACTAATAAACTGAACAATATCAAACATCTGGTTGCTGATAGAACACTTCAGGTCTTTACAGGAAATGCTGAGTTTGCACCGTTACAATTATCAAATGAACCTATCACGCCTGGTACCTTTTCGATCACAAAGCAAACCAATAATGGTTCCACCGCCGTTGATCCGGTTGTTATTGATAATCAGACGTTCTACGTGAAACGTGGGGGCAAAGGTGTGATGGCATTTGTCTTTGATGACAATACCCGTGCTTATCAATCAACTGAAGCAAGCTTATTTTCTCCTCAAGTAATAGATCAACCTATCGATTCTGCTGTATTAAAAGGAAGCACACGTGATGATTCAGACTTTTTCTTTCTGATCAATAATGATGGATCAATGGCGATTTATCAAACGCGTGAAGCGCAAGAGGTATCCGCATGGACATTGGCCACAACGGATGGTCAGTTTAAAGGGGGTGTGCAAGTTGGCGATAATTTAGTCTTATTAGTTCAAAGAACTATTGAAGGTAGTCCTAAATTATATATCGAAACATTTGATTTCGATATTTTTACAGATTCGGCTAAAATAGAAACATTTGGATCGCCTACCGCAACCATTACAGGTTTATCACATTTAGAAGGACAACTTGTTAGAGTGAGAGGTGATGGCTTTGTGTGGCCTTCTCAAACGGTTGCGGGAGGACAAATTACAATTAAAGATGAACAAGGAAATGATCAACCGGTGAGTAGTGTCGAAGTCGGGTTGAATTTTGATACGTTGATCGAACCTTTACCGGTAGTGGTACAAGCATCTGATGGTACGACAGCTTATATTCCTAAACGTCTGGTGCGGATTTTTGTTGATTATTTCGATTCATTGGGTGTATTTATCCAAGATGTATTAATACCGCATCGTGAGTTTGGGCCTAATGTCTTAGATAAAGCCCCTGAACCTCAAACTGGTATCGAAGAATTTAGGGATTTAGGATGGTCAAGACGTCCCAATGTCACCATCAAACAGGTTGATCCTTTACCCATGACCATTTTGGCAATTGGATATGAGGTAGAAATATAATGACTATTGGAGCTGCTGGAATTGCTGAATTAGTACTCGGGGGTGTTGCGACGGGGGCTAGTATCTTTTCTCAAAAAGAAGCAGAAAAACAGCGCGAACAAGCCTTAAACTTACGTTTAGAACAAGAACAAGCCGCCACGAATGAGCGCAAATTACAAACGGAAGGTCAGGTTGAGCGTGTATTAGCTTCTCAAGTCGCCGGTCAAGCAGCCAGTGGCTTTACATTAAGTTCGCCTTCCTTTGGTGCCATTCAAGTGGATACTTTAAACAATGCAGCAAAAGATTTAAATGCGGATAATTTAAACCTTCAATTTCAACAAACAGCGATTGCTGAATCAAAAGAAGCTAATCGTCAGCAAACTGATATTGGGATTGGTACGAGCTTGTTTGATGCCGCCGCAATTGCGACATCCGTTGGAGTATCGGGAGGTTTTAAAACTGCTGAAGTCGCCATTCCAAAAGGAAGTTCAGGTTTTAATCAGCAACTATTTAGTGCGGCAGCTCGAAAGGCAACGGATCCTTTTGCTGCGGCTCCATCAAAACTATCAAATAATCCATTGTTCCGAGATCCGTTTGAAAATTTATTTGAAGAAGAAACCAACCCTTTTGCATAGGTGACATATGGCATTACCCAGATTTATCGCATCAACACCTATTCAACCTGGGCCGATTGTCAGTACGGCTAGTGTTTTTGATAAATTGGCCAAAACATTTGGCTCTGTTGTTACAGCAACGGGGGCCAGAATAGGGGCTCAAGTCGGTGAAAATTTAGGCTTTAAACCAACATTAGCAATTACACCTGCTACAAAAGCATTTAATCAAGCGGGATTACAAGCTAATAAATATGCCGTGGCCGCTGATATTACCGTCCATTCTCAAGATTTATTAGATGAATTTGGCACCAATGTCAATGGGCCTGAATCCTTACAAGCTTATCAAAAGACCTATCAACAATATGCGAATGATTTATTAAATACGGTACCGGTTGAAAATCGAGGTATGACACGTAATTTATTAATCAATCAGGGAATGCGAGGTGCTGCTAAAATCTCCAAAAAATTGCAAGCACAAAGTACCGCAGAAGGATTAGGTAATTTTTATTCGGCTTATTCGTCATTTTACAATGAAATGTCAAATACAGCACGTCAACCATCTGCAGCGAGTCAGCAAAGTGCTTTAGGTTATTACGGCACAATAAGTAATTTATTATCGGATGCGCGGAACACGGGAATGATCAGCGCAAAGACTGAAGTTGATTTGCGTTTAAAAGCGCAAAAAGAAATACAACGTCAGAATGTTTATGGCCAATATCAAGCGACTCCTGATAAATTAAAATTTATTCAGAATTTTGCAAAATCAAACAAATATGACAAAGCATTTAGCGCCCCTGAAAAAGATGTAATCACTAAAAGTCTCATATCATTTAATAAAACACAAGGACGAATTGATGGCATCAATCAGGTTGATATTGATAATCAATTAGATGACCTTAAATTACAGGCCAAAGAAGGGATCAGCGTAAATCCGCAGGAATTAACCAATGTCGTTAACTGGGATCCGACAAAAGAAAAGAATATTGCTACACAATTAAATCAAGAAGCACAGATTGGGGTGACTACACGTCAATTTCAACATGATTCATTAGGGAATATTCAACAACAAATCGCAAGTCTGAGTGAACCGTTAAGTAAAAAAGAAGCCGCTAAACCAGGCGCAGCACAACTTGTTGCAATGCGAACGGTTATTGCGAACAATTTAACGCGCACATTAAGAGAAACACTTAAAGATCCAGCACAAGCCGCTTTTGAAGATCCTGCTGTGCAAGATAAAATTCAGACATGGGAAAATGAAAATCCATTTCGAGGGCCTGAAGATCAAGCTACCTATCAAATGAAGCGTAATCAGGCAGTTCAGTCGATCATTGTTAATAACCTTAAGACCCGTGGGTTTGCAGAAGGTAAGATTCATGCGATATCGAATGCGAATGCACTCCAATTTATTGGCCAAATTAATAAGGGTGGTTTCGAAGACGGTTTAAATATCTTAGGGGCATTACGTCAAGAAAGTGGGCCTAATTGGAAATATGCTTATCAGTCTTTAATTGCGAATGGTTTATCTCAAAAAATGCAAATGGCCGTGGGACTGCAGCGAATTCCAGCGTCTGAGGTAAATTTAGGTGCCGTTCAGCAATCATTTGATTTAAAACAATCGGATATTTCTAAACTTATTCCAGCAAATATACAATCATCTATTAAGGCGAATTTCGATGCTAATAGTCGTATTCAAACGGCTTTCGATAGCTTAAATGCAGGAAAAACGCAAAATCTGCCTCAACAAGCCGCTTTGAGGCAATCTATTTTGAATTTGGCCTATGTTTTGTATGAACAAGGAGATGCTAACGGTCGCGGTAAAGATGATCCTGCAGGCGCTGTGAATTCTTCTTTCAATATTTTATATGGCAATCGATTCAGTGAAATCAATCAAAATTATCGTGTGCCGCTAGCAGTTGATGGAAGTGAAGTACGTGCAATGATCAAAGCACAAAATGCACGTATGAATCTATTAGATTTTAAAGCATTAAAAGGTGCCAATCCTGCATTAAGCAAACATTTTATAAAAGCCACTGATTTACAAGATGCCATTCGAAAAGGGAAATGGGTGAGTGATCCGACAGATCAAAACAGGTGGACACGTGTTGCAGTTGATGGGCGCGTCGTCAACTTAGAGAACGGCCAACCATGGGCATTTACAACAAAGGATTTACTCAATCCGCAAATTTTACAAGCTGTAAAAACAGAGCAATTACGAGAAGAAGCATTAAGACCATCGCCATTAGGGAACCTGGAAGAAGCCATCGGTTTGCCGGATACGAATACGATTTTAAATTTATTTAGACGTACTGAGTTACAACAATGAGTACAGATCCTACAGAAGGCAATGAAGTGAGCAGTGATAGTGATCCAGGTTTATGGATGCCACCATTACAAAGTGATGATGTGGGGCGCAAGTTCGAACGCGAGTCTATTCCTGTCAGCTTAACAAATGGTTTGCGATTTGTTGGATTAGACCAACTTTTGTTTCAAAACACGCTTCCTAATGCGGTTTTAGGAGGGGTATATGATTATGATAAGAAATTTGATCCTGATGCCATTCAAGATATTATCAATCAACGCAAACAAGTAAAAGCCGAAATCAATGATGAAGTCAGCCGGATGCCAACTGGCATTTTGCCAGGAATTGCTAAATTTGGTATGTCAGGATTAGCATCTTTAGCTGATCCTACCCAAGCCGCTTTATTTTATGCGGCTCCTGAATTTATTGGAAGTCGCGTAAAACCGGCAATAGGCGCTTTAACGGAAAATATTATTTCATCACCGAGACTTGCCAGCGGATTAGCAGCCGCAACTGCCGGGGCAGTCTCAGGGGCAACATTTGGTTTGCCACAAGCGGCAACACATTTAGCGATCGCAAGAGAATATGAAGATGATTTCACCTCCTTAGATGCCTTACATCAAGTAGGCACCTATGCCTTATGGGGTGCAGGTTTAGAAGGATTCACAGGATTAATTCATATTGATGATAAAATTGACCCTGTTCAACCTATTAATATTGATGATCACAGACAAATATTAGAATCAACAGTAGGGCAATTAGCAGATGATAATTATCCTGATGTGACGGCGTTAATACAAAAAGCATTAGAAAATGGCCGTCGTGATGATAATTTAAATGATCTACCAAAAATTGAAGATAATATTAACAAATTAACGGGACAATTGACTTTAAAAACCAATCAAGTAGAAGACTTTCAAAACGATTTTAATACGAATATAAATGAATTTAAATTAAGAACCGGTGAATTTCCCGTTGAAGATATTTCAGCAGCCGAAATGGCTGATCGACTGGAATCATTTAAAGCAAAACCTTCATTATCAGAATATGAAAATTTCCAGGAAAAGGCCTTTCAAAAGATTGGCATTGTCAGTCAAGCTTCTGATCTTATTAAACGCAATCCTATTACGTGGACAGATGGTCAGGAAAAATTTATAAGAGGATTGCGGACGGGGAAAGAACCACAAATTTTAGAGAATGAAAATAGTAACTTATCACAACTCTTAAAAGATAATGACGAAAAGATCAAAGCCGGTCAGAAAAGTATTGTTGTCACACCAAAAGAAATTCCAAGTTTGGAAAAAGCTGACCGAATGAGTGTGGCTGACATTCAAAACTTAATTAAGAACAATGAAGATCGACTGGCTCAAATTGACAGAAGCAAGAAGACACTCACGATCAAAGCATTGACAGCTCAGAATAAAGATATTGATAAAGCAAGAACGGAACAGGCCAATTTAGATACACAATTGAAAGATAATATAGCCGGTCGTCAAGTAATGAATCAGAGAATTCCTCCTGTTACAGGCACTCAAGCCAAATCATTAGCAAAAAAAATGATAAGCACAGATAATGAAGCACCCTTAGATACTCAAAATGACACATTAAGTCGCGAAGTAGAAAAGGAAAGTGATGAACCGAGCACAATTTTAAAAGATGACGAAGAGACAGTTGATCAATTGTTAGCAAACAAAGAATTAACCGAAGATGAGGAAGGATTGATTAATACAGTAAATGACGAATTAGGGCGCCAAGAAGGGTATACAAAATTAATTAAAGATATCGTTTCGTGCGTGACGGAGAAATCAGTATGACGGTATGTCTTGATAGGGCAAAACAATTTGCACAAGATCTATTTGGTCTTGACAAACCCATGTCCGATAAACAATTAGATCAATTTATACAGCGCTTACGCAAACGCGCAAAGTTTATTCGAGTTACTAATAATACATTAACAGAAGGGGAGGCACTCCAAGAAGCCGGAAATCAATTAGTTGAAGGGGCCAAATTGGAGGCCCAATTATTAAAAAAGCGGGCTTATTTAAATGTCATAAAAAAGACTGAAAGACGAGCAAATTTAGAAACATTAGGTTTTAAACCGAGCGCGTTGCGTGCTATTACAGGTGGTACAAATACCTTTAGATTTAGTGCAGATAACATGCAAGGTGCAGCCTTTAAACTTTTATTTGGTGGCAAAGAAGGGTTTTGGACAAAATTGCGTGATGAAGATTTAGTGCCCATCTTTCATGATCCGACGAAAGAAACAGATATTGCCAATTCAATTATTAATCGAGATGATTTGGTGGTGGATAAAGATGCCGGAAGAGTAGGGAAAATTGCGCAAGGAGCGATAGAATTAAGTCGGAAAATGCAAAATAAATGGGGTGCCAATATTCGCAAATTAGATACGTTTATTGCATCGACAGCACATGATCCTATGAAAATGTTACGTCTTGCTAGTACACTGAGAGGTCATTTGCAGAAGCTCGCTGAAATGCGACTGGGGGGGGCAACAAAAGATGACATCTTAGATGCTGCTTTTGAACGCTGGAAGAATTTTATTTGGAATAGATTAGATCATGACTTAACATTTATTGATACAGACGGTTCTAAAGCAGAAAAAGAGAAGTTTTTGCGGGGAGCTTATTTTGGATTAATCAGTAAAATCCACAAGCAATTTCGAGATGATCCCGAAATAACGACCCCGAGCTTTACGCGAGGTGCTTCTTTTGCACGTTTAATTGGCCAAAAAGAACGGATCTTACATTTTAAAAATGAAGCTGCTCCTTGGCTGGAATATAATAGAGCATATGGATCTGGTACATTATCACAAGCATTAACAAAGCTATTTGAACGATCAGCAAAGAATTATGGCCTCATGAAGTTCTGGGGGCCTGATGTATTTAGAAATTATAGAGATTTACGTCAAGAAGTGCAAAAACGCAATCAATTAGGATCAACTAATTTTAAATTAACTCGTGTTGATAATATCATGAAAGAATTAGACGGAACGACCAGTAGTCCGGTTTCGTATAGATTTGCACGAATCTCAGCAAATGTTCGGTCATTTATCAGCATGGCTCGATTAGGATTGGTGGTACCAAGTTCATTATCAGATATCGCAGCAAAAGCTGCAACCCTTCGATTTCAAGGAATTGGTTTTTTAGATGCCCAGGCATCTGCATTTGCAGATTTAAAAAATATATTTGGAGAAGAAGAAGATCTTAAGAAAGTTCATGATTTAATTGGTTCGAGTGCTGAAAATATGTTGGGAGCCATGAATAGGTTTGCAGTCAAAGATTCGCCAGGCGGGTTAATGACAGAAATCAATCAGATATTCTTTAAATTAAATCTCTTAAAAAGTTGGGATCATCTACACAGGGAGGGGGGTACCACAACGATCGCACGCTGGTTGGCTCAAAATAAAGGTGTCCCATGGAATAGATTAAATCCTCGGCTGAGAAATGGATTAGATCAATACACAATTACAGCCCCAGAATGGGAAGTATTAAGGCGTAATCCTTTTAAAGCTGAAAGCGGCAAAGAATTTATCACCCCCGATAGTGGCGAAACAATAACAAAACAGGATGCTGCAAATATATTAGGAAAAGATATATCGCAAGTCAAAAGTGGTGATCTCCAAAAAGCAAGTGAAGACTTGCAAGACAAAATGATGATGTATTTTCATGACCAAGCGAATCATATGATTTTATTACCCACGGCAGCCGATCGAGCGGCACTTATTATGGGACAACCCGCCGGGACTATTCCGGGGGAAGCATTGCGATTTATCGCTCAATTTAAAACATATTCATTAGCCTTCACACGCCGAATTCTAGGGCGCGAATTAATGGGTGCGATGAACGGCAAAGGATCCTATGCGGCATTAGGTGAATTAATTGTCGGGACTGCTATATTAAATTATATGAGTCTCGTGACTAAATCAGTCTTATCGAATGAAACCCCACCAGATCCACGCCAAATGACAACGATTCAACGTGTTAATTTTATGCGTCGTGTTTTTACGCCCGGTGTATTTTTATTAGGAGATTGGGTAGGTGGTCAATATAATAAATATGGGAATTCATTTATTGATCAAATAGCGGGGCCTGCATTTTCGAATGCGGGAGATCTCGCGAACATTGGCTCAGAATTAATTCAAGGTAAGAATGTAACCAAGCAATCAATTGAATGGGCAAAAGGTAATACGCCATTCCATAACATGTGGTTTGCAAATGCAGGAATGGAATATTTGATTTTACATGGGGTAATGAATAGAATTGATCCAAGTGCCGCAGCAAATGCGCAACAACGTTTGCTCGAGAATGGACAACACGCTATCTTTCAATAAGGGGATAAAATAATGGCAGATGTAGAAGTTAAAGATAATGGTGCCCGCGTACAATATACCGCCGGAGGTGGACAAACTAATTTCACCTATCCATTTTTGATATTTGAAGCAACCGATCTGCTTGTCTGGTTAACACCAGTGGGTCAAGTCCCAAATCCAGTTGCTGACTTATTAACACTGAATGTCGATTATACCGTTACGGGGGTGGGAAATGAAGATGGCGGCGATGTCGTTTTAATTGTACCAGCGACAGCCGGTGACATAATTACAATTGAAAGAGACATTCCCGCCACGCAAACAGTTGATTTAAGTACGGGAGGGGATTTTAAAGCCACGACTATTAATTTTGTGCATGATAAAAATACCCTCTTAATTCAGCAGAATCAAATGTTAATAAAAGATCGCGGATTATTATATCAATCTGTTGATCAGTTGGATGAAGGGGATACGGTTTTACCTAAATTACCGGCTAATACGGGTGCAGGCATTCCTATTTGGACCAAGAGTGCAGGGGGTGCATTAATAGCTGGATTATTAGTAGAAAATGAAGATGTTACCACTCTTCGTTCTGAGCTTGCATCTGAAACTCAATTAGCACCTGGTACAGATTTAATTGGTTATTTTGATTTAAAAGCAGGAGTAGGGAAATTATTAACAACATTTTTAAATGAAGTTAATGATTTAATTGAGCAAGGCGATAAATATAATTATATTATTAATGGTGACTTCTTTGTTTGGCAACGAGATTCCACATTTCCTTTTACCGGTACTCAAACTGGTTTTACAGCGGATCGTTGGCAATGGTTTCAAAATGGTGGGACAACAACTGTTTTTAAAAGTTCAATAAGTATAGGAAGTCCCGGCGCTACTAAATTTGCATTAACAGTTAATAGAACGGTCGCTGACTCGAATTTAACATTTTTACAGCACCCAATAGAAAATGTAAAAACATTAAATTCAAAAACAATTTCATTGACAATGAAAGCCTTTTTGATTTCACCAGCGACCAAAAACATCACACTTGAATTCCAACAAGCTTTTGGTTCAGGAGGGTCTCCGTCGGCATCAGTTATATTTGGTACCACTGTAATTGCATTAACACAAAATATAACGAAAGAGATTAATTTGACATTTGATGTCCCAAATTTAGACGGAAAAACAATTGGCACAAATGGTGATGACTTTTTAGGTTTTATTATCGTTACAACTGATACTGGCCTTTTTGAAGTGGATTTTTGGGATATATCAATTATCGAATCGGATAGACAACATACATTTCATCCACGTTTGTTGGAGCAAGAAATCGCATTATGTGAGCGGTATTATCAAAAATCATATGATATAGGGATAACGCCCGGAACATCTACTCTTAATGGTTTAACAACTCTCTTGGTGGAATCGGTGGGCTCTTCACCCTATGATATAAGACACACCACCCAATTAAATCGAATGCGGGAGATTCCTAGCGTAGTGGTCTATTCACAGGCCGGTACTATAAATAGAGTAGATGTTACGAGTGGCGAAGTGGTCGGTGGCATAAGTGCGGTAGGTGAAAGTTCAGTTGCTGTAGGCGCTACCGATGGTGTGGCCACCGATCAACGTCTTCTTGAATATCACTGGACCGCGGAAGCTGAGTTATGATTAATATCGATCATTTACGAAATCTCATTGTTGAGCCTGTTTTAAAGGAATATGATTATTATTCTGCCGCCGCCATGAACCTTGTTTTAGGAACCGCAGCTCAAGAAACATTGTGCGGTTATTATCTAAAACAAACGAAAGGGCCCGGTTTGGGTATTTATTCCATGGAACCACGCACGCATGATGATGTTTGGACAATTGTTATTTTAGATCGACCCTTTCTCAAACATAAAATTGAGCAAGAATTTTATAAATTCGAAGAGATGCAAAGTGCAAATTTGGTAGGTAATCTGTGGTATGCCACATTGATGTGTCGTTTACAATATATACGATTTAAAGAACCGTTACCAGATCACTCCGATATCGAAGGATTGGCTGAATATTGGAAGAAATATTATAATACTGTAAAGGGAAAGGGAACGGTAGAAGATTTCGTGCGCAATTATAATCGCTATGTTAAGGGCAAGAGGTAATATATGAACATTTTAGCCTCTATTTTTGGTGGTGCAGCTGCCGCTCCGATTGATGCCATCGGGAATATATTTGATAAATTATTTACGAGTGATGATGAGAGGCTTGATAAGAAAGTCCTCTTAACGCGGTTGGCGCAGCAACCTTCCATGGCTCAAATTGAACTTAATAAAGTAGAAGCTTCACATAGATCGATATTTGTTGCAGGCTGGCGTCCGTTTATTGGGTGGGTTTGTGGAATTTCTTTAGCTGTATATTATATACCTCAATATTTATTGGCTTCTTATTTATGGGTGACGATGTGTCTTAACGCGGGGCATTTAGTAGCTTATCCTGTTTCACCAGCAGGATTGTTGGAGTTAGTATTAGCATTATTAGGATTAGGAATGTTGCGAACTGCTGAAAAGTTTGGCGGTCGTACCAAATAAATTATGTTAAAAATTATCGAATTGCCTTATAAGTTCAAAACGCGTTCTTATCAAAACCCATTATTTAATGCTTTCTTTATTCAAAAAAAGAAACGTTTATTAGCTATCTGGCATAGACGTGCCGGGAAAGACAAATCTTCATTAAATATTATCATTGGCGCATCTCAGCAACGCGTAGGGATCTATTATTATCTTTTTCCTGAGCTCAAACAAGCGCGCAGAGATATTTGGGAGGGTATTGATAATGATGGAATGCGATTTATCGATCATTTTCCCAAACAATTGATTAAGCGTATTGATAAAAGTGAGATGCTCATCGAATTTCATAATGGATCTATCTTTCGATTATGCGGATCTGATCGATATGATTCCTTGATGGGATCAAATCCGGTGGGAATTATCTTTGCTGAATATAGCCTGCAAAATCCCCGAGCTTGGGATTTCTTACGGCCTATCTTGATGGCTAATGGTGGATGGGCATTATTTCAATATACGCCGCGCGGAACTAATCATGGTGAAAAACTTTATAAAACTGTTAAAAATAATTCAGAATGGTTCAGTGAAATATTAACCGTTGATGATACAGAAGATGAAAATGGTAATCGGCTTATTACAGAAAAGGATATTCAATCCGAAAGAGATGCCGGTATGAGTGAAGATATGATAAGACAAGAATTTTATTGTGATTTCAATGCTTCTGTCAGAGGGGCATATTTCTCGCTTCAATTGGCCCGAGCGGAAAATGATAATAGGATATATGATTTCCCCATTGAACGAAATTTGATGGTATCAACCTATTGGGATATTGGCTATGCCGATTCAACAGGTATTTGGTTTGTTCAAACGCACAATCAATATATTAAAGCAATTCATTATTATGAAAATCAAGGGCAAGAATTGCAGCATTACATTAATTATTTGCATGAGTTTAGAACCAAGATGGGGATAATATATGAAGCTCATTATTCGCCGCATGATGGCGCTAAACATGAATTTGGGACGGGCCTTACCATTATACAACAAGCGGCAAAATTAGGAATTCACTTTATAAAAATCCCTCGCATTCCAGTTAAATCGGATGCGATAGAAATGGCACGAAGTGTATTCAATAAATTTATCTTTCATAAAACGAATTGTGAGCATGGCTTGGCGTGCTTAAGAGAATATCATGCGGAATATAATGAAGTGATGGGGGTGTTACAAGCCACCCCCTGTCATAATTGGGCATCTCATTGTGCGGATGCATTTATGGCTATTGGACAAATGCCACCGGATAATCGATCGACTCCTGTTAGGGTTTTTAATCGTTAATCCTCTCTAATTTTAGGTTTATTCCTTCTTTAGTGAGTTGGAGGTCGAAGGTAACTATCATTTCGGGAATAATTTCCTGTAAATTGAAGAGAGCCCATTGTTCAAGGGTTCCTCCACAAGCTTCATATCTCCGATGAGCTTCTCTTAAAAACTGTAAAAGCTCCAATTTTATAGAGTCTTCGATAAGATGTTTCTCAAATTGAGCCATTTTCTATTTCTCCTTTCAATTTAAGAATATGTGTGCGCGCTAGTGTGGGATACATTTTCTCAATGTTATCTATTAAAGGACGAATTTTTACGGTCATAAAGGTGATCCACTGGGGATAATTATGGCCATCTTCAACATATCGACGGGCCGACCTACATAGAAGTTCCAAAAATTCTGCGGTGATATCTTTTTCTAGCTGTTTTTGCTTATTCTTTAAAAAACCCATTTATTCCTCTCCTTTTGGGATTTCGATCGCTTTTTCAGCGGCATCTCTGAAATACGGCACTAATTTGGCTAGTATAAATTCGCCAAACTGAGTAAGTGTGCCTCCGCTATTTTCATACTTAATTGCGGCTTCCTGTAAGCATTTCATAAATACTTTTTCAATTTCCAGCTCGCTGAGTTTTTTGAGGTCATCTTTCAGCTCGTTGAGTTTTTTGAGGTCATCTTTCATTTTCAATTCTCCCATTAAGTTTTTTAACAACGCGTTGAAAAGTAAGAGCATCGATACCGGTAATGACCTTCATTTTCAAATGCAGAAAACGCATAAAATGCACCACTTTCTTTTCTAAGTGGGCAATATAATCTTCATCTCTTTGCACACGTTGGATAAAGATGTCACAGCGGTATGCTTTTGGAATGCGTGGATCATAGGAAACAAAATCGCACCATTTGCGTCCCGTTAACCACAAATAACCTTGAATTTGAGGCATATGAGCAGCAGGGACTTTGTTTTCATCGATGGTTTTTAAGTGATTAACTGAGTTATAAGGACATTTAATTTCAATTAATCCATCTTCGGCTATCAAACCATCGGGAGTGCCTCCAATATCATCAGGATATTTGGGAAGTTTAAGAAACCCAGCAGGATTGACAGTATATTTGGTTAATTCCTCATAACGAGTTAATGCATTGGATTCATGCTCATTTCCCCATTCCAGAGGGGCACTTGAGATAACCGGTATTTGGCGAGTGAGGCGTGCAGCAATTGTTTCGATGAGGTAAGAATGTGCCTTGTCAGAAAGCTGATGATTTTCTTTGGCAGTTTTGGAACGAGGTTCGGTTAAGATGTCCTTAAAACGACTCCCCGTGATATAACCGCAACGTTCCATCAGCCATGCATCGCGCTCACTTTCAAAGCCTTCGACGGCATTAGTAGGAAATTCGATAATCATATAATTTCTCCTTCGCCACCTTGAAATTTCTCAAGGATATAATCTAAACATTTTTGCAACTGCTCGTCGGAAAGTTCGTTTAATTTACTTACATTTGCACGGTCTAACCATTTGGTCACGACCTCGGTAGGTAATTTATAGAGTTCGATGGCTATTTCCAGGCGATCCGCAAGGGTTTCTCCGGGTGCGTCAAGTACATCGTCGTCAACCCTACACACTTCTTGAGCGATTAATTCAGCAGCATCATTGCTATTGGGGATAACCTTTAAATCCCGCACTTCTTCGGCCATTTGCATACCGCAGATAGCATCAGCAAAGACATTCCGAATGGCAAACCCACGTGCACGCATCTGAAGCATTCTTTTGGGATATTGAGTCCAGGGCCCAGATTTACCCCATAAGCGAGCTGTTTTCGCGTCCTGTACGCTGAATTTTATGGTCTGAACGGTAGCACCTTGTCGTTTGATTTCACAGACAGCGGTTAAATTATCACCTTCGCCTTGAAAATATTCATTCATATATTCATACGCAGGATGATTTTTAGCTAAAGCCGCTAAACTATCACCCCATAGACAAGGACGTCCATTAATGACAGCAATATTTTGAATGGCTTGCATAGGAGATAAGTTTAATTCACCCCCCATTTGCATGGCAATCAAGACATTTGCAGTTTTGCCTTTATAGTTAGCAGGTGCTAAATCGCTATTAGCAATAAATTCAGCTAATTTAATGGCTTCTTCCACTGAAGTGGGAACAATTTTAAACACTCGGTTAGAAGGAACCAACTGAGAAGAAGCTGTTTCGGTTTTCATTAATTCAGACATTACTTTTCTCCTAAAAAATGGTTATTGGTATCATCATAAACAGAATTACCGGCAAGAATTAAAGTGGAGAGTTCGGCTTTAATTTTATTATAGATTTCTTCGCGCCAAATCTTATATTGACTTGGCGCGTCGAAACCTAATTTAACCCCGTGCTCTTGCAATTGAGTGACTGTTATGATGAGATCATGATTGATGATGACTCTTTGTCCTAATGAACGGGTTAATATTAGCATTCTGATATCCTTTTATCATAATCATCCATATTTTTATTAAAGGAGACTGTCAAATCAGCAATAATTAATTGTAATGATCCAAGCAGTCTACACATCCCATCATATCCTTCATACTCTATCTTTATTCCCATACTTTCATCACCTGAAAGTGTAACAAAAAAATAGTTTCCTTCCTTCTTACTTTTCATGGTTTTCTTCCGAAGAATATCTAAAATAAATCTAATGTCGGAGAGCTCCGCTTTCATAATATAGTCTTCAATATATTCTTTGTCTTTAGTTACACTCATTATATTTGATCCTCCAAAGATTTAAGAATTTTATATTTCACATGCTCTAGGGTTCCTAACAATTCAAATTGCGCGGAGAGGGATTGACACCCATGCGCGACTTGACGTCCTTCCTCATCCACCACAATTAACAATAAAGCGCTCTTTTCACGGGGTTTTATCCAACGCTCTATGAGGGTTTCACAGATTTTGAAGAAGTCGTCCATACTTAAATTTTCCATATCATAACCATTTATTTTACTCATATTTATTCTCCTCGAATTTGGTTGTAATGGTTAACAGAATAGTCATTCGGAAAAATCATAGGAGGGTAGGCCTCCCGGTACCATTTGTTATATTCTTTTTCCATAACACCTTCCATTTTCTCAATGAAATACTCAAAACATTCACTCATTATCACATCTGCAATATTAAGATTCTGTTTTTTCGTATCAAATAACTGTGCTAAGGACGCACAGATGACTAAGGGAAGATCATCACGTTTGACGGTGAGATAGCTGAAGAACTTTTCGATATCGTGTCGTGATAAAGATTTAATGAAATAGCTTAAGAAGTCTCTTTTCTCAAAGATATTATAATCAGCAGGTGATTTTTTATCTTCAGGAAAGCCATTCCAGATGAATTCTCTAAAATCAGATGATATTTTCATGCGTTTTCTCCTTGTGCATGTGATGGGTTAACTTTAAAAGCGGCGAATCGTTTTTGATATTCCATACGATAAGCATCCATACCGCAGGGTCTGTCATGAAGACGTGCTTCATGCAAATATGTTTTCACTTCCTCAAACATTTCGACGAAGAAGACATCGAGTTGTGTTTTAAGGGTTTGAATGAATGCTGCACGTAATTCATACATATTATCTTGATTGGGATGGCGAATGAATCGCAGAAAAATATCACTTTCTGGATCATTAGGAAGGTCATCCAAATCAAAGATGCCATCATCACGTTTATAGGCTTCTAGTAAGTCCATAAAGTGTATGACTGACAATGTTTCATATTCAAAATTACGGATAAGTAATTCTTCGATAATGCCAAGACAGTTAGGGAACTGCGTTTCGTAATCAAAATAATCAAAAGTCATGATAATTCCTCCTTGAGTTAATAATGTAACGATCAT